CAACAGCAACAGAATTACATACCTATCAAAGAGGTGCTAGAAAATCAAAAGTATACCGATCATACGAAGGATTCTATGTAGAATTTTATGAAGGCGGTAAAATGGTAGAGCGTAGGGCTTTATATGAACACTCAGAACAGTACGCAGAAAATGCAGCAGAAAACTGGGTCGACGAGTTAATACAATTAAATGGCTAAATTTGATCCAAAAGAATTAGAAAATTCAAATAGAATTTATAAATCAGCAACCCCAAAATACACAGCAGATTGGTATGTTAAATGGACAGCATCCTTTTTTATACTAATCGGTATGTCAATACGTGGGGTAGAAGGTTTACAATTCTATGATTTAATTATGTCAATGGTTGGAGTCACTGGCTGGTTAATTGTAGGATTATTATGGAAAGATAGAGCTCTCATACTTTTAAATGGTATTGGAGTAGCTTTATTACTTAGAACATTAATTGAATTGATATAAGGGTTTACAAATAACCTAAACTATGGTATAATATACATTATGAATATTTTTGTACTCAATCACGATCCTGTCATTGCAGCACAGGAACAATGCGATAAACATGTTGTGAAGATGATTTTAGAATCAGCACAAATGTTATCAACAGCACACCGAATGTTAGATGCCACAGAAACACGTGGTCCATCTAAGTCAGGAAAAACAATGGTTAAGAAATGGATTTTCGAAGATGATCGGGAAGACATTTTATATAAAGCTGTTCACATGTATCACCCATGCACAACTTGGACATTACAGTCTGCACATAATTATCGTTGGCACTATAAACACTTTGTTGCTCTATGCGACGAATACACGTATAGATATGATAAAGTCCATGTAACAGACACAAGACTAAGAGAACCTTTGGAAAGATTACCAGATAATATACCTATGAAAAAGCTTACACCGTTTGCATTAGCAATGAAAGCATTTCCAGATTGTATTACAGAATGTGCAGTAGAATCTTACCAGAATTATTACCATACTAAATTAGCATATATGCCAATGGTATGGACTAAAAGAAAACAACCAGAATGGTTTAATCCTAAAGCTTATGAAAAAGCTTACAATAAATTAGACTGGGTAGGTCAAAATTGGGAGGCAGCAAATGCCAACGTATGATTTTAAAAATAACGATACAGGCGAAGTAAAAGAATATATAATGACCATAGCTGAGATGGAACAGTTTAAAAAAGACAATCCTAATATGCAACAAGTTATATCAACAGCTAAACATAATTTAATTACTAACAAAGATGGTTCAGTATTAACAAAAGCGGGAGATGGATGGAAAGAAGTTCAACAAAGAATTCAATCCGGAATGCCTCCTAAAGATAGACATTTAATAAACACGAAATGAGCGATATAAGTCATATAGAATATGCCGTAGTATTTAATGAGTTAGGACACTTCCAAGAATATTGCCACGGTACTTACGAAGAGGTTGAATTTTATTGTGAACAAAGAGGTTGGTACGTAGATAGATATTTAGATAACGTAGCACCTTCTACAGTTCAAAAGGGATTCAGATATGTTGGGAAAGGCGTAGATCCGTGCGCTACAAATAGAGGATTTGATTATGAAAAAGCTGAGCCTATTGTTGATAATAGTTGGTAGTGTTAGCTGCTCTACAGTAGAGATATTACCTGGACTTTGTTTTAATGAGAAAGATAAATCACATTTATGTGAACCAGAGGAAACAGTTGATCCACCAAAGGAAAGAACCCCAGGTGAAAAATGGGATATGTGTGAACCGTGGCTACATCATGATGGTGAAGTCTGGATGGATTGCATGATGATAGCATGAGTATACCATACGAACCAATTAAGTTTTTATCAGACTTAGAACAACATACAAAAAAGTCTGGAAGATATTATACAGATCCTGAAGGTAATAAATACTATTCAGTTACTACTGTATTATCGATTTTAAATAAAGAAGCTATAATGGCTTGGCGTAAAAGGGTTGGCAATGAAGAAGCTAATCGTATATCAACCCAAGCAGCTACAAGAGGAACAAAAGTACACGATATGATAGAAAAATATATCGTGGGAAAAGAATTTGATCAGGATAATTTGATTGCATTATCTAATTTTAAAGATATACAACCTATTATAGATCAGAACCTAACTAAAATCCATGCAGTTGAAGCACGGTTATTTTCTAAACATTTAGGATTAGCTGGTACAGTAGATTGTGTAGGAGTTTGGGATGGTAAGCTTAGCATTATTGATTGGAAAACATCCAAGAAATATAAAAAGAAAGAATGGTGTGAAAACTATTTTATGCAAGCTTCTGCATATGCAATTATGTGGGAAGAAAGAACTGGCATGCCAATTACTAATCTAGTGGTTGCTATTGCTGGGGATGAAGGCGCTCAGATCTTTATTGAACATAGAGATAACTGGGATAAAAAATTAATAGAAACTATAACAGAATATAATAGGAGAAAAAACAAATGATAGGCGTAAATGAATCATTTCCTACATTCCATATGAATGGAGTAGAGGGAGAAGAATTGGTTGTTAGAAATTCAATGGACTATAGTGGATGGAGAGTATTTTATTTCTATCCTAAAGACTTTACTTTTATTTGCCCAACAGAGATTGTTGCAATGGATAAATTATTAGGTGAAGCTCAAGTGGTAGGATTTAGTGGAGATAATGAGTTTTGTAAAAAAGCTTGGAAAGAATCTTTACCAGAAACATTAGGAAACATCAGACATACTTTACTAGCAGATTGTGGATTAAAACTATCCCATGAATTAGGTATTGTAGACTTTGGTGCACTCGCTTCTTTAAGAGCAACATTTATTGTTGACCCTGAAGATAAAATACAACACGTATCAGTAAATGCATTAGATACGGGTAGAAATGCAGATGAGATTTTAAGGACTTTACAAGGACTTAAAGCCGGTGGATTAACAGGTTGCTCGTGGAATCCGGGTGACGATTTCGTGGTATAAAAAAATGGCAGGATATTCAGGACCTTTATGCGAAGCTTTAATTAAAAAACTAGAAGGCGAGATTGCAATAGCAGTAGCCAACGTGGAAGTTTATAAAACTAATCCAGCAGGGATTGGAGAACATCCAGGTATAGTAGAAGCAATAGAAATAGAAATTGCAAAAATAGCTGAAGCAGACGATAAAATCGAAACGATAAGAAAATATTTCTCATAAATAGTGTTTACATACTGCACAAAATGTGGTATAATACACTATTATGGAAAATTTTAGAGCATACATATCAGAAGCTAAGAACAAAGGTTTAACAATCTTTGACATAGACGATACTATGTTCAAAACAAAAGCCAGAGTAAAGGTAATGCCTTCTGGTAAAACATTAACCCCTCAACAATTTAATACCTACAAGTTAGGTAAAGGCGAGGAGTTTGACTTTGGGGAATTTAAATCAGCAAAGTTATTCCAACAAACTGCGGTTCCAATCGGTAAGATGATCGCTAAGTTTAAAGCGATTCTGAAAAATGCTGTTAAATCAGGATCGAAAGTAATAATAGTAACTGCAAGAGCAGATATGGATGATAAGAAATTATTCCTTGATACATTTAGATCTCATGGAATAGATATAGATAGATCACATATTATTCGAGCAGGTAATCTAGGTATGAAATCAAGTGCTGAAGCCAAAGCACAAGTATTCAAACAATTTCTAGACACAAACGAATACAGCAGAATTAGGTTATTTGATGATGATAAAAGTAATTTAAAAGCTTTATTATCCCTCAAAGATGATTATAACGACATAGAGTTTGAAGCCTGGCTAGCGAATGACAAAGGTCAAATTAAAAAGGTGAGATGATGCCAACAAAATTTAAACCAAGCGAAACAGTAAGATTAAGGGGAGAACCAAAAGCTACTACAAGAAATTATTATATAAAAAATATTTCTAAAACAGAATTATTTGAAGCATTAAATAATAGCAATACAACTCCTAAGAGAAAACAAAAAATTAGAAATGAATTAGTCCGTAGAGGGATAAAAATAGTTATGGTACCGAAGGGTGAAGAAGTCTAACTGGCATGGTGGTAAAGGATCAGGACGCCGTGATTCACAAAACGATCAACTATATTCTGATAATTGGGAAAAGATTTTTGGTAAGCCTAAACCTGTAGCTAAAGCTAGAAAAGCACAACCAAAACATTCTGTCACACAAGTACATAAAGATAAGTCAAAACAAATACCTAGAAAGCATAAATATAACCATATAGAGGATACACTAGGAACATGATAGATATAGAAAAATTCGATTTTGGTTTTACTGCGGTAGATGAATCTGAGCTAGAGGCTGTACAAAAAACAACTACTAAGCTACAAACAACTTCATCTAAAGTAGAAGAAACCGAAGACAAATTAAATAAATTATATAATGCTATATTACCATTGCTTAGCAATTTGAAGATGAACCCAGAAAAGGAATATATACTTTGGCCAAATAGGGTAGAAAAAGTAGAGGAATTCGAAGAGTTAATCTCGAATATAGTTAAGTAATGGCAAGACTAGATATATCTAATATCGATATGAATGAAATCCACGTAAAAGTGGGTGGAACAGCTAACACAACAGTAAGTATGAATGATGCAGATGTTAGAGGTATGGCAGCTCCTGATACAACCTATGCAGGAGCAGATGGTATTAGTACTGGTAATAATTCTACTATTGCTATTGGGGAATTTAGAAATGGTGAACATACTTCTCTAGATTCTTTCTTCGGTCTAAGCTCTTGGGATACTTTCAATACTGATAGTGTTGCAAACAATAGTTTTGGAACAGCCCAAGCTTTTTGCCAAATGGCATTTAAAAACGATACAGCAAATAGTAGGATTGAGGCTGTTTATTATGGTGGAACCACTGCAGCTATGGCAACAACCTATACCTCTTATATACCTTATACAGGGTTTACTGGAAATATCAATGTGAAATATACTACTACTGGACTAGTATTCGCCAAAGTAAATTCTGGAAATTACACATATCAACCTAAAGGTTGGCCAGGAAATACTCAGAACACTGCAATTTCAGGATCAATGCCATACACTAACTCACGAGCAAGAAAAGTTTCTGGTACTAACTATCTAATTCCAACAAGTGGATATGTTCCATTTAAATGGTTCGTAGAAGGTCCAGGTTGGCAATCAGGTGGGAATTTTAACAGTGGATTTGACAATGTGGATCACACTTTTAGTTTTACTGTTAGCTTTGTTTCAGATAGCGTTACATATAGCTCGACCTCTTCAAGTAAGTTTGTTCAGCTATACGCGGGTAGAGGCCCATTAATGTTATAAATATGGGTATAAGACTCAGAGAGGAATTAAAAATGAATATTGAAAAATTGAGAGAACAATTAATTATAGATGAGGGACAAGTAAATGAAATATATAATGACCACCTTGGTTATGCTACATTTGGGATCGGGCATTTGGTTATCGAAGGAGACCCAGAATTGGGGGCTCCGGTCGGCACTCCAGTCTCAGAAGAACGTGTTGTCGAATGTTTTGAAAAAGATGTCGAAACAGTAATAAATGATTGTAAAATATTACATGAAGGCTGGGATGGATATCCTGAAGAAGCTAAACAAGTAATAGCTAACATGATGTTTAATATGGGTAGAACAAGGTTAAGTAAATTTAACAAACATAATTCCGCACTTAAATGTGGGGATTGGAAAACAGCCGCTGCGGAAGGAAGAGATTCCAGATGGTATAAACAAGTGACAAATCGAGCAGAACGATTAATGTCAAGATTAGAGGAAATATAAAATGTCAGTACTAAGATTAAATGCAGCTGAAGTCAATTTAAGCTCAGCATCTAACGTAGGTTTTGCTAAATTAGTAAGAGTACTAAATAACAAAACATCTGTACAAGTTATCACACAGAAAAATGCTGGTGGAACTACAATCGCTACAGTTACATTGGCAGCTGGAGAAATAGCTTATATAGCAAAAGCCCCAACTGATACATTGACAGGCGTTGCAACATCATTAGCAGTAAGCGTAGCATTTGCTAACTAAAAATGGCTTACTCAAGTAAGGTAGTAGATCGATTCGAAGATGTACTAAAGAATCCTGCCAAACATGGTGTTGGTAGGTTCGATCCTAAAGATCCAAATGTAGTAACAGGTTTAGCAGGTGCTCCAGCTTGTGGCGATGTTATGAAGTTGGATCTAAAATTAAACCCAGACACGGATGAAATACTCGATGTCAAATTTAAAACCTATGGATGCGGAAGTGCAATTGCTTCATCAACAATGTTTGTTGAAATGCTTAAAGGTAAAACACTTGAACAAGCAAAACAAATTAAAGATAAAGAAATTGCAGAAGCTCTTGAATTACCTCCAATTAAACTCCATTGTTCTGTCTTAGCAGAAGAAACAATTCAAACTGCTATAAAAGATTGGGAAAAGAAACAAGCACATCGTAAACATAATAACCCTCCAGATGTTAGACCTAACTGATGCTGCGATCAATCAGGCGATTAGCCAAACGCAGGATAATGCTAACGATACTATACGAGTTGGCGTTACTGGTGGTGGGTGTACTGGTTTTAAGTATATTTTCGATTTCGCTGATACAGTTCATAGCTCGGATCATATCCTAGATTACGGAAAATTTCAAATAGTAATAGATGAGGATTCTCTTCCTCTTTTAGACGAGGCAATCATCGATTTTGTCCACGAAGGTCTAAACAAATCATTTAAGATAATCAATCCTAAAGAAACCGCTTCCTGCGGTTGTGGCGTTAGTATCTCATTCTAGCACCTCAAGTTATATAAATAGATATATGGAAATATTTGAACTGATTATGGAAGTAGGTGCGCCCGTCGCAGGTGCATTATTAATGGGTTATTTTATATTCCTAATATTAAAACAGATATTAGGTGGTTTGGTTGATTCAATATCTACTCTTACAATGTTTTGCAAAAGTTTAGAAACAAGGGTGAGTACTATGAATAACGAAATGATTAAGATAGATTTATTAGTAAGTAGTGCATTAGAGCTTACTCCACCTATCGAACGGGTTGCTAGAGCTAGTAACTTCGTTGAAGATGGTAAAATAGACGCAAGGAGAGATTAATGGACGAGATTGCAATAAGTAATGACCCTACAATAGTGCAGTTAATAAATGATTATGGATTTCCAATCGTTCTTGCGGTTGGAATGGGGTATTTTATATATTATGTTTGGCAATTTATTTCCAATGAATTAGAGCCTGAGATTGAAAAGATGCACATGCAACTAATCAGGTTAATTGATCAGGTAAGGATGCTTGATCAGGATATGATAAGATTACAACAAAAAGTAAATGTTGTATTAGAGTACAGGGAGAGGCAGAAATTTCTAGAAGATATAGAAGAAAAAGAAGCTCTCGAGGAGAAACGGAATGAAGAGAATCGATAAAATAAAAGATAAGATAGAGATTGGAGCATTAATAACTATCTTTTTATTATCCATAATCAGTTTATCACCAAATATAAATGCTGATGAATTAGTACATGAATTTAAAAACCCATCATTCTCTGGTATTGGTACCTCAGCTCACTATTTAACTGTTGAGAACCAAGAGAAATCCAGAAGAGATGCTATTGCAAAAGATTTAGAAGCAGCTTTAAAACAAGCTGAAAGAGACGCAGAGAATACAACTCTTGCTAAGTTTATGCGTAACTTAGAAAGTAGAATATACGCACAATTATCTAAACAGCTAGTAGAAAAACTATTTGAAACCTGTACAGTCGAGGCAGTAGCTGCTGGAACATGTACAGAAACAACATTCGGTAGTTTTGTATTAGAAGGTAATACGATTACCTATCAAAAAACAATCTGTGATGAATCACTCTGGGCATGTACCCAAGGTGATCAGGTTATTGTTATGACAATCATTGCAGAAGATGGATCAGAAACTCAAATAGTAATACCAATTGGTGCAGGAACAGCTGGAAATGGAACAGGTTAGAAACTTATTCTTATTATCATTACTCGCGCTGCTTGTTAGTAGCTGTGCTTCTATTGTACCAGTTAATGGATTAGATGCAAAGAATTGTAATCCCAATTTAAATCTAGCATGTGTAGAAGACCCAGAAGTGGTCCGAATGCCTACATATGAAGAGCTAAGAAATTTACCATCACCAGAAAATCCAGTCGTTGTAGCTGTATATCAATATACAGATAAAACTGGACAAAGAAAACAAAAAGGAAATGCAGCAATGTTTAGTACTGCCGTTTCTCAAGGTGGTGAAACAATGCTAATTGATGCATTGAAAAGTGCCGGTGAAGGTACATGGTTTAGAGTGGTAGAAAGAGTAGGATTAGATCACCTTACTCGTGAACGACAAATTGTTCGTACTACTAGAGAACAGTATAACACTGATGGAGAAGATAAAACAGGTCTAGCCCCATTATTGTTCGCTGGAATAATTCTTGAAGGAGGTATCATAGGTTTCGATACCAATATTGAGACAGGAGGAGTGGGAGCTAGAACTCTTGGCATTGGTTACTCACAACAATACCGAAGAGATATAGTTACTGTTTCCCTCCGAGCAGTGAGTACATTAACAGGAGAGATTCTGCTTAATGTCCAAGCATCAAAAACTATCCTATCGATCGCGGATGGTTACGATGTATTTAAATTCGTTGATATGGACACCCAACTAATAGAGATTGAAGATGGGATGACAGAGAACGAATCAGTGACACGGTCGCTTCGCTCAACTATTGAAGCAGCTGTGTTGGAATTAATATATCAGGGCGATGAACGAGGATTCTGGGAAATCAATTGGCCAGTAAATAAAATGATAGAAGGTAAAGTTGGGGAAATTATCGACGATGCTGAAATTATCTATACTGAACCATCTGAAATTCCTGAAGAAGTTCCTACTCCTGATAATATAGAGGAAATAAGAGGATGAAAATGTTAAAAAGATATATCGCATTTTTGTTTATATTATGCCCTGTGGTTTTATTTGCCGGAACAAACGATAACGAAGTCAAGCTTGACCAGGCTGGTGACACACTTAAATTATACATTGACCAAATAGGTTATGGTAATAAAATTTGTGGAACTATCTCATCTGGTGCTTGTGCTAGTGATTGGACACTAACCGGTAATACCGTAACGATGGATATTGATATGATCGGTAACCTAAACCAAGTCTTCGGACCAACCTTATTTGATAGTACTGATGTAGATTTAAAATTTACAGGTAATAGTAATATCTGGGATTGGAACGTAGGTTATGGTGGAAGTGCTGATAGTTCAGTATTAGATGTAGACATTACTGGTAGTTCAAATACATTCGATATAGATTGGGGTTATGCAGCCTCAGCTGAAAGATTGGATTTTGATTTAGATATTACTGGTAGTTCAAACGTTTGGAATATTGATATTGAAAATGATGATGCAACTTGGAACGTTGATGTTATAGGAAGTTCAAATAACTTCTTAACAACTCAATCCGATGGTGCATATAATTCAATCACTATGGAATATATAGGTTCTAATGGTGACGTTGATATATTACAATCTTCAGGTACATGCCCAACAGGCGTGACTGGATGTTACGGAGTTATAAGTGCAGACTTTGATTCAGAAAATGCAATTATTGATATTAAGCAAAAAGATACTGGCGACTAGTCTAGTCTTTAGTTCTTTCGCTTTTGCTGATAATATTGGCGATATAACAGAACACAAGGGCAGTGGTGGAATCACTCGCGAAGGTGAGAGTTTTACCACTGAACTTGGATTAGGTGTCCAGCAAATGGATGCTATTGAAACGGCCAAAGGTCGTATTAAATTAACTTTCTTAGATGATACAGTATTAAGATTAGTAGAACATACAGAGGTTGTACTAACTAAATATTATTTTGATCCAAACAATACTCAAAATAATTCTTTGGGTATGAAGTTTGTATCTGGTACAGCAAGATTTGCTACAGGTGGATTAGGATTAGTACCAAAAGAGAATATAGTAATAACAACCCCTACAGCTACTATTGCAGTTAGGGGAACAGATTTTACTACTACTGTGGATGAGTTAGGTAGAAGTTTAGTTATACTTCTTCCGGAAACAGAATGTACAATAGATGGAGATTGTTCTCCTTCTGGTGCAATCACAGTAACAAATGAAGGCGGTACGGTATCACTGACCGAAGCATACCAAGCAACAATGGTATCAAGCTTTGATAGAATACCTACACAACCCGTAGTTTTAGATAATATAAATTTAAATATGATAGACAATATGTTTATCGTAGCACCACCTCCAAAAATTACAGAGGCGGTAGAAGAAGAAAGTTCTAGTTCAGATAGTTCAACTTCTCTTCTAGATTTTACAGAACTTGACCAGGACTTATTAAAAGAAGACTGGGAAGAAGAAGACCTCGAGTATACCGAACTAGATATGGATTTACTCGACGTAGATTTTCTACAGGATGTATTAGTTACAATTGAAGAAGTTAATATATTAAAACGTAGTACTCAATCAGCTCAATCTGCAGGATCAGGTACAGCTGATATTCAAGGTACAACCGTAGGATTTGATAAAGATACACAATATAATACTATTATAGATCAAGGTATGGGTCAAATATGGTTCTATAGAGAAGTAAATGGAATTATATCAGTTAAAATTCCTATAGATAGTAATACAACATTAAGGAGCGAGAATGAAGGTAAAGAAAACCTTATTACTGTTGGCGATGGTCAGTCTATCGTTATCATCATACGTCAAGGCGGGTGATGAGCACAATCACGTAGAAATAGACCAAGTTAGTTCTAGTGATAACTTTAACCTGAGTATAGAACAAATCGGGTATGAAACCCATGCAAGATTCTCCTTTGACCATAATAATAATACTGTAAATCTTTTACAATCAGGAAACAATATGTATTTTGGATATACTGACGCATGGGGTTCTGGTTATAGCTGGGGTGGGGATTTAGATGGATTACGTAATGAGATAGATGTAAGACAAAAATGTTCTACTTCTAGTTGTAATGCTAATGATTTCCAATTCCACGTTTGGGGTGATGATAATAAAGTCGTCTTCGGACAAGGATATGAAAACAACAATAGTACTACACCAAACTGGAATTATGACGGGACAGAGCCAGGTGGAAATTTTGTCAGATTAGATATTCACGGGGACAATAACGAATTTAAGGGAAGCCAAAAGATGGATTCAAATACTATATCCCATTCTATTCTAGCAAATATATACACTGATAATAATGATGTATATGTTAAACAAATGCAAAATGGAAACAAATCATTTACTCTTACAATTAGAAATTCGCATGGTAATGAAGTTAACGTTGTACAGAAAAATGACGGGGCTCATACAGCAACAGTAAATTTATTAGGATCACAACCAACAGATTTATCTTTAACACAATCAGGTAGTACAACTCAATCATATACGTTATCCCAAAATTGCGTGACAGTTGGTGGTTGTAGTATATCAGTAACACAGAATTAGTATTGCATAGTATAACACTTTTATGAAATATATAACAACGATTTGGACAAGTATTGCACTTTGTATTGCACTTTTGGGCGTAAGAATTTTAGACCCAGTTTTAGTAGAACAAATAAGATTAAACACATTCGATCAATATATTAAGAGCTTACCCGACAAGGAATCCGATGTTGTTCTACTATCACTCGGAGAAGAAACATTATCTGTCTATGGGCAATATCCCTTTCCAAGACATACCTACGCACAATTAATATCAGACTTAAGAAACGCAAATGCTGGCATGATAGCATTTACTATTATGTTTCCAGAAGCAGATAGGTTTGGTGGTGACGAAGTATTTATCTCTTGGGTAAACAATAATGGTATTATATTAGCACAGGATGCTTCTTCGCGAGGGCGCTCGGACACAGCCCCGTACGTGGGTACGGCCACGCTCGGTGAGGGTGACGCGTATGACTTTGTTCCTAAATATAAAGGATTAGTTACGAATATAAAAGAATTAGAAGATGCTGCATGGGGTGTAGGATTAATAAATGCAGGTAAAGAAGTAGATAATATAACAAGACGGATTCCTTTATTGTCCCAAATAAACGGACAGTTATATCCAGCAATGCCTTTAGAAATCATAAGAGTATTACAAGATAAAAAGTCATATAGCTTAAAAGCCGACTATGATGGTATAAAAGATGTAATGATTCCACCATACGATCCTATTAAAACAGATTATAATAGTTCTATATGGTTAAATACTAATTATACCCATACTGAATATGAATATGGAAAAGATGTATTACCTAATCTGGAAGGTCAAACAGTCCTGGTCGGTCTAACAGCAAGTGGCCTTGCTTCTCAAATACCCACACCTCAGGGTTTGTTTTCTGCTCATCAACTTCAGGCTTCTGCTCTTCAAACAATAATGGATGGGACAAGCATATCTCGTCCTCAATGGGCTGATCTTCTAGAGTTAGGTTTAATGGTAATTGGGTCATTGATGATTGTGGCATCGATATACTACCTTTCTGTGTGGATTGGTGCTGTAGCCTTCTTCGGCGTTGTCTCTGCCTACTGTGCTTTAGTCTGGTACTTCTGGACCTCAAGTGGGATACTCCTTGATCTATCCTATTCTATAATAGTATATATACTTTCTTTCGCTTCAAGCGCGTTCAATAATTTTTATATACAATTCAAACTAAGACAACAAATAAAAGGACAATTCAGCACATATCTTTCTCCTGATCTAGTTAATCAATTAGTTAAGAATCCAGAACTAATGGTATTAGGGGGAGAAAGAAAAGAAATGACATTTATGTTTATGGATATAATAGGATTTACACCTATATCAGAAGCATATAAAGAGAATGACGATCCAGAAGGATTAGTTGATTTAATTAATTATTACTTAGATACCATGACCAAAATTATATTGAAGCATGGAGGAACTATAGATAAGTATATGGGGGATTGTATAATGGCTTTCTGGAATGCTCCCCTCGATTGTCCAGATCATGCAAATAAGGCGGTTATAACTGCAATGGAGATACTTGATGCGGGAAAAGAATTACAAAAGGAATTGGAAGAAAAAGGTTTACCTACTATTGGCGTTGGGATTGGTATCAATACAGGTGACTGCATCGTTGGCAATATGGGATCAGAATCACGATTTGATTACTCCGTTATTGGAGACGCAGTCAATCTCGGTGCTAGACTCGAGGGACAAACAAGAAATTATGATGGGGTGGACTTGTTGTTATCATCCTACACTTATCAAGCAGGTTTATCAACAGCAGTCCGTGAAATCGATAGAATACAAGTTAAGGGAAAAAAGGAAAAAGTTACCATATATACCCCAATACCAGGCACCGACGGACGAACAGATTAAAATCTTTTGGGCTCTAAATATCCTGGATGTACTTGTTACCCACCATGGTATAAAACACCCACAAATTAGGGAAAGAAATCCCCTTATTGGACCTGATCCTTCTCTTATAAAATTGACATTACATAAAGGTGTTCTTGGTCCACTTACAGTAGATAACATAAATTCCCAACAGATGACAATCACCAATGCTCTGTTGGTTACTGCAGTTATTAACAATGCATACATAATATCTAATCTAGATGCTTGGTAACGTCACAATTACGTGAACTTTTCAAATTAGGGGTTTACAAACCCCTTTTTTTACGGTATAATACACCCATAATATTTAAAAATAAGGAGTTAAATATGAAAACATTACAAAAACACGGGCTTTTAGATACAGACTTTCTACAAGCATGTTTATTGTTTATTCTTCCAATTATAATTAAGGTGATATCATAATGAAATTAATATTTGACGTAGACGGAACACTTATGGATGTCGAACATAGAAGACATTTCGTATCTGGTCCTTCAAAAGACTGGGACAGTTTTATGGACCCAAAGGTTATGGAGGGTGATTCTCCAAACCAACCTGTGGTAGATATAGCATTAGCTATGGCAGAAGCGGGTCACGAGATAGTGGTTGTTTCAGCTAGAAACGAAAGACATAGAGAAGTTACTGAAGCTCAATTGAAAGCAGCGGGGGTACAATTCCAACATCTTTTCTTAAGACCAGATGGTGACTTTAGATCGGATGATATGTTCAAAGAAGAAGTTTTGGATGCTCTTATAGCAAACGATTGGAAACCAGATATGGTATTCGATGATAGAGATCAGGTCGTAGCTATGTGGAGACGAAGAGATCTCGTATGTGTTCAAGTAGCAAAGGGTAATTTTTAATTGCCTTTTGTTACGAATTGTTACGAAATTGTGACGAAAAAGGGGTTTACAAAGGACCCAAAATACGGTATAATACACCTATAATATTTAAAAATAAGGAGTTAAATATGAACAAATTAGTTATTCACACCCAGTATAAAGAAAATTACGGTGCCCACGACTGGGATGGCAACGGCGAATGTCCACAATATTGGAAATTTAAAGGTGGTTCTACTTACGTAGTTCCTAACTTCAAAGCTCCTGCTGTTACGCAGGAAGTTGTTAACCAACTTAGAGATATTATTGAATACTCTAACTATGGGTCTAAAGAATATATCCTAGATTATTCTGTTGTTCCTAGCACAGAAAAGGTCTGTGAAGATTGGGATTCTCCAATCCAGATTAACCTTGATGCTAAGCAACCTGTTGCTCTTAGGGTTATCGATAACCGTGAAGATGGTTGGATGAGATCTGAGATTCTGGAAAAGACTGAGTCTTGGACTATGATGCCAGAAAGCGAAAGAAAAGATTATTCTGCATCTTACCTAATGCGCGATGGCGATATTTGCGATGGCGAATCAGACCTTAAAAACTGGTTCGATACATGCGGCCAAGTGGAGGTGGTATAATGAGAGACTCTAAAAATTACGTGTTTACTGCACACACTCAAAGTGCAGGTGATATGCTCGAATTAGAAAATATTCGTAAAGCAGTTAAAATAATGAATAAAGAATTAAGACATTATAGGTATGGTTCCCGTCAGCAAAAAGACGGGTATGGGAGTCCGTACCGTCAGTTCTATGTTAAGTGCCAAGGGCGTGGTCCTAGAACTATTAATGCTCGTTCCGATGGTAGACACGATAGGGGATATGATCAGTCTCTTCCCCTTAGGCACGCAACTCATATGGATGTTTATATCTACGAAAGATAAGGAGAAGATAATGGAAAGATATTTAATTACAACTGAATCCTACATATATGCTAAAGACGAGAAGGCTGCAAAGTCACTCGCAGGATATGTGCAAGGAGTACAAAGGAAAAGATACGACAATCAATGTTGTGTCACTAGGTTAGAATCTGCCCCGTTTGGTGGTGGATTTGATGATACAAATTTAATAGAAGGAGAGATACTTTAATGATTGGTCAGTCGAGGTATTTAATAGAGAATAACAATGTTAATGGCGGCACGCAAAGAATTTATAAATTTCCTAATGGATACGGTGCTTCCGTTATCCGTCATAAGGGATCTTATGGATTTAAAAGCGGGCTTTGGGAACTCGCAGTCCTGGACAGCTCGGGTGCTCTTTGTTATTCTACACCTATTACAAATGATGTTATAGGACATCTGACTGACGAGGAAGTTATTTTGAAATTAAATGAAATTAGGGGTTTACAAACATCTTAAATTGTGGTATAATACACCCCATAAAATAATATTAATAAGGAGTTAATATGAATAGATTAGATCTAATCAAACAAGCGGCACTTAAAGCCAAAGCTAAAAAACTAAACACAACAGTCGAAGAACTAGAATTCCAAGAAACAGTTCGTAAACTCGACGAGCGTAAAGCTAAAATCAAAGAAGAAATGAAACTTCATAAGAAGCTAACTAGGTCAGTCAAAAAAGCTGGCAAACAAACTGCTAGCTCTTTAGAATGTTTTTCACCAGAGAATATGTATTACTCTGATAAAGAAGTTTCTTCATTTATAGAAAACAGCTCTTATATGGATGCATACAATGCCAATAGATCGGCAGATGGAGATTACTAATGAGGGTATTAATAGCAGGTTACGGAGGGGTTAGAATATTCTATGATAGACCTTTTGGATATAAAAGATATATAGTCGAATGGGATAATGGTTCACATCAGATATTTCATGGAATATGGTATAACGAAAAAACAGTTAAAGAAATCGTGGAGGCGAAATTACAAAAATGACACAATATGAAGATAGAGTCGAACAGCAAAGACTTAAAATAGAAGCTGAAGAATGGGCAAAAGGTGTAAAATCTTTACACAACCACAGTTTAGATTCAATGTGGTATGATACTAGACCTCAGGATACTGAAGATGATAAAAGGGTAACTGATCTATGTTATAACGACGGAAGTATTCGTAGAACATTATCCGATGGTGGCGTAATTATGATGGGTGTCGAATTAAGAGGACAAGACCTTATAGATCAATACGTTAAACATTCACAATAAGGGGTTTACATCTCTTAGAAATTATGGTATAATATATATTATGGGTACAACAAGTTTTTACATGGGTTCACTTAGATATGGACCGACAGGAAAGAAAAGAAAAAACCACGCGGCAAATCCTGTTAAAAGAAAATCACCAAGAACATTTACACCTATGAAGATCGATCCGATTAGAGCAAAAGCAGCAATGGAAGCTGCCGAACGTAGAGAACAAGAAAAGAAAGAATTCTTAGAAAGAATCTCTAAAGTAAAACATTCTATGGGTAAAAAAGAATCACTCCAATATACAGGAGAAAGAAAATTAGTTGGTATTGCTACAATGCATAAATCAAATGCAGTACCAATCTTCGAATCCGATAAGGAACATGCTAAAGATATAGCAAGGATGAGGAGATAAACAATTTCGGGGTACGTCACAATCTTTAACTCCTTATCATTCAGAACGTGACCTCTGCCCCACCTTAAAATTATGGCACTTAAAAAGATAAACAAAAAACGTATAGCAATGAGAAAGGATCGGGTTTCACTCGATGCTAAAATGATGGGTCCTGAGCCTTTATTTACAGACGAAGACCAAGAAGCTATAGCATTAGAACAAGAAAATGGAAAAGTAGGACCAATATGGTCTAGTGCCACAAGATGGTATAATTACTTTTATGATAATAAAGATTATGTTCCCTTTGCTATAGATTATCTGAAAGATGTCGAAGGTTGGGATGATGATAAGATTAAAATCTTTTTACGTTTACCTGATTGGAAGATTAGACGAATTGGAAATATGGCTATTGTCTGGTCAAGAGGATATAAATTCTCAGCACCCCTTCTCGAAAGTACAGCACAGATAGCAGCAGATTTATTTGCAGAAGCTTCACTATTAGAAGAGCAAAGAATAGAAGCAGTAAAAGAAAAACCTAAAATGCCTAGTATACAGGAAAGAACTAGAGCAAAAGTATTAGATACAATATATGCAGAGTTTGACCTTCTTGTAGTTGATAAGTGGATGGATGGAATTTATAAGATAGATTTTCCAGCATTTTCTTTATTTAAAAACTTTGGATTAAAAGGTAATGCTATTCCTATTTTTCATAGTATGATAGAATCAGGTTATTTAGAATTAAAAGAAGCGTATGATAAAACATGTCCTGATTGTGTAGAAGCATATAGTCATGTAACAAAAGGCAATAAGAAGAAAATGCTCAACGTATACGAATCTATATTTTCTGACCTAGATAAACTTAAAGATAGCTTTAAAGCGACGCGTAAGGCGCGTGTACGTGTGCCTAAGAGCAACGATAAACAAGTATCTAAGTTAAACTATATGAAAGAAGATCTTAACTCTAAACTAACATCTATCGATCCTGTATTGATACCAGGTAAGACTAAACTATGGATTTATAATACCAAACAAGGTAAACTAACAGAATTCTTTACAGAGAATGGATCAGGCTTCGAGGTTGTTGGATCTACATTAAAGAACTTTGATCCTAAACTAAGTAAAGTAACTAAACTTAGAAAGCCAGAACAGATACTTCCGCAGATACTAAACAAAACAGAATTTCAAATAAAGAAAATTTGGAAAGAACTAACTACAAAGATTTATGAACCAACAGGCCGAATCAATAAGGACTGTATTTTAATGAGAGTAATATAATGGATATATTAGAAGAAAAGATTATGACTAAGAAAAGATTTAGTGCAGGAGTAGAAACTCTGGTTGCTAAAAATAATATGTCATATATGGATGCAATGAATTTTATCATAGAGAAAAGAGGAATGGATTATAGCAATATAAAGAAACTTCTATCTGATTCTTTAAAAGAAAAAGTTACTGCAGAAGCACAAGGATTAAACCTAATCAAAGAAAAGAAGGGAAATACATTACCAGTATGATGCAACCCTTTGATGCATATAGTATGTACAATGCACTTAAGTTGCATTTCGAACAAGACAGCTATGATGCAGTTAAGTATAATTTTAAATCCAACGTATCATCTAAATCATTCTTTGCAAGGAAAGATAAATACTTCTTTGCCAAACTAGCTAAGAACTATGATGATAAATTGTTACAATATTATATAGCAAACTTTAAAAACGGGGTAAGCTATGTTGGTGATATGTTAAATGAAGGTGGTGAAACTAACTTTAAAGAACATATGAGAGTTCGCGAGAGCATACATCGTGAGTTTCAAAAAGATATAAATAGTTTAGTAGATATGGATAAAGAGTTTGATAGCTTCTTTGAAGCAAAACAAACCCATCCATTGATAATAAAATTATTGATGAGAGAAGAGATTAGTTTAGAGACTGTTGTTATTCTGGATTCAATATTAGGGTTTATGGACCGTGAAGGAAAGAAGATAACTGAGACAATTATTTGGCCAGATATCTCTAGAAAGATTATGAAATATAAACCTTTTGTAGACTTTAATAAGATTAAATGTGTAGACATAATCAAAAAAGGGTTTACAAAACCATAGGAGTGTGGTATAATATACTCATTATATTATGAATAAAGTGGATAATTCAATTAATACAGTGTACATGGAGAATAAAAATGTCATTTGAAAACTTAAAGAGCGCACGAGGCTCGTCTATCGACAAACTCGTAAAAGCAGCAGAAGCTGTATCCACCCCAAAAGCTGAGAATACTTCTTATGAAGATAACAGACTTTGGAAACCTACTAGAGACAAAGCAGGAAACGGTTACGCGGTAATCAGATTCTTACCTGCCAAAGAAGGTGAAGATCTTCCTTGGGTAAGATACTGGGACCACGGATTCAAAGGTCCTAACGGTCAATGGTATATTGAAAAATCTTTAACCTCTATAAATCAACCTGATCCTGTATCAGAGTCGAATACGGTTCTTTGGAATACTGGTAGAGACGAGGATAAAGCTTTGGCGAGAGAAAGAAAAAGAAGGTTACATTATGTTTCCAACATTCTCGTAATTAACGATCCTGAAAACCCACAGAATAATGGGCAGGTAAAACTTTACCAATTTGGTAAAAGAATCTTCGACAAAATTATGGATGCTATGCAACCACAATATGCCGATGAATCACCTGTAAATCCATATGACTTCTGGGAAGGTGCAGACTTTAAAATTAAAATTAGAAAAGTCGACGGATGGGTTAATTATGATAAATCAGAATTCTCAGCCCCTGCTCCTTTGTATGATGGAGATGAAGCTCAACTACAAGATGTTTATGGGAAACTATATTCATTAGGTGAGTTCACAGATCCAAAACAATACAAAAGTTATGATGAACTTAAAGCTAAACTTAATAGAGTATTGGGTGTCGACGCTGGGATCAGTGCGGATATGGCAGCAATGTCCACTGCGCCTGTTCCTACGATGGAAACTACTAATAACTTTAATGTCGGGACATCAGATCCTGAGCCATCATTACCCGCCGGTGAGGAATCTTCTTCGGATGAGGATGATACATTAAGTTACTTTAACAAATTAGCGAACGAGAGTTAAGCTAGTTGGTCTGTAGTACAATCTAACGTATTCAATACTACAGGTCGGAAAAGGTCAAGGTCCTATAGGATTCTTGGCCTTTTTTTTATCTGCTGGAAGCGCCACCTAGTACTGCTGAAGCTGCAGAAGGTAGCATATGGGTAACATTCGATTGAATTACCTGATTGTTTGTTGTTGTTGGAGTTGATGTAACGGTTGAAACACTTACATTATTTGATGCTGTTTGTTGATCAGCTTGTAAGTCTGCAGAGCTTTGTGATATAGCTGCACCATCAATAGTGGTTTTAGCATTTACCTGAGCCATTAATTCTTCTTCGGTCATGGTAGTAGGAACAAATTCTTCTTCTGGTGATTTGGCTGCTTCTTCTGCTGCAGCAGCTTCATTCTTAGCTTTTATTTCTGCAGCTGCTCTTGCACCTCTTCCGGTATCTAATCCTTCAGATATAGCATCTAATGCCGATGTATCAAAGTCATCACCTAATATCCATTTAGCTGCTCGCTTGCCTAAGAATCCTATTAATTTTCTCGGGATATATGTAATACCATTTACAATCATCGATAAGAAATCTATAAAATATAACATTCCAACTTTTAACGTATCCATTATACTTGCACCTGGCCCTAACGATTCTTGCAGCTTCTTAAATCCAAGATAAAGACCACCGACTAATGCCATAATAGCTAGTACTGGAACTAATATCGGAGCCATTGCAATTACAATTGGGGTTAAAGCAGTAATCATAGCACTAAACATTCCAATCAATGTTGGGATAAATGTTCCCATCATAAAGATCCTGAATCCTCTAGCAATTTTTAATGCAGTACCAAGAAGTTTAATTAATTTACCTGCAAATAATAGCATTATACCACCGAGTAAACTTCCGAATAATCCCATATTCTCGCTAAATAATGTACCAGCTCTATCAAAATCTCCACTTACTAATGCATAGATTGTATCAAATACTATAGAAGCTTTTTCTATAATACTTGTCATAACTGCCTGGAATGTTTCTGGGTCGATAAACAATAAGGCTAGCCCAGTTAATCCTGCTAAGAATCCAGCGCCTTTAGCACCAGCCATAACAGCACCATCGATCTTATCGCCCATGTTTTCCATACCATTAGCAATCTGCAATAATCTAGAGTTAGCTTCTTCGTTTAACTTTTGAGCTTCTCTACGATTCTCTTCTGATTCTGCGCCTTTACTAATAGCTTCAATTTGTTCTCTTGCAGCTGCCGCGGCTGACTCATCGCCTTTAGCTATAGCATCTTCTAGTTGTGCATTAGCATCATCATAAGCTTTCTGTAGCTCTTTTGTTTCTTTTGTAGAAAATTGGCCGAATACCCCACCAAGCTTTTTAAGTTGTCTACCTAAATCCTGATTTAAAGTATCATCTTCTAAAGCTTTCTTTTGGTCATCTAGCTTTGTTATAATACCATTTATGCCAGATAAGTTTTCTTTAGATTCTTGTTCTTCTTTTGAACCATATTTTTCTATTAGGTCAGAAGTATTAGAGTTTATCTGAGCTAATTCAGCTAACCTATTTCCTATAGCTATATCATTTTTAGAACCTTTTAATAATTTAGATGTTTCATCCAAAGCTTTCTGCATATCTGCAGCATCTTTAGCTCTGCCACTTTCAGCTAATTCGTCTATCTTCTTCTGGGCATCGGCAGCCTGTAATAATAAATCCGCTCTTTGTTCTGCTCTATTAGAAACCTGTCCACTTCTTTGGATAAGAGCATCCAAGTTTTTATTTGCATCTTGGACACCTTTATCAATATTGCCTACAGTAGGATCAACCGCTGGTTTCTTTTCCTTTCTTTTTTCTATGGGCTTTTGTGGTGGTGCCGGATTCTTTTTATCGTCGTCTGCCATTTACTTTCTCTTAGTTAGGATTACTATCCCCGTGTTCTTTAGCTGCTGAATTTACATATAGACCAAACCATGCCGCACCTGCACCTACTAAGATACTGATAAGACCAGATTGTTCTAATGTTGGTTCTGGTAGTTCCATAAACCAGAATGTAGCGTAATATAAAAGATACATGTAAATACCCAAGAATGCTCTTGGAATAATTCTCCATGCGTCTAATGTCTTAGCTGCAAACACCCATTTTTGCCATGGGTTTTTTCTATCGTTTGTTGTTAATTCAAATATTTCTTGTTTCAATTCACCAATCTCGGTGACCATAGCCATAAACTTTTTAAGATCTATTTCAACTTCATTTCTGTCCATGTCACCATGAAACTGTCCTGTTGGTTGATTCATTTCTATTTCCTCATTTTTGCATTCTGTTGCTGCACTCTTTCGTTCTCCTTCTTGATATGATCTTGCAGGAGAGCAATATAAATTTCCCTCTCCCATGGCACCATACCTTCAAGTTCGGTTAACGAATAACCGTGGTGTTGCATCATTGCAAAATTAGTCTTGTAATGGTTAACTAGACTATCATGCGAGAGGCCTAGGTAAAAAAACTTTGTAGACCTTTTAGTTCTATGTCGTTTTCTTTACCACACTTAACACATTTATACTCTATGTTGTGAGTCAAAGTTGGTGTCTTTTCAAAAAAAGAAGAAATCTTTTTGAATTGTGCTGAACTTAAATTATTCAGAAATCCTTCAACCGATTCTCTTGGTTCATCTTTACAATTATAAACACCTTCTTCATCAAATATTGTATCAATACAATCAATAACCATATCAAATGCGCCTTCAGGTTTCTGAAGATGCTCTTCATCATATTTTTCTACATCCTGGATTCCAGGATATCTAAGCGTAACGCCTATATCATTATCTATGATAATAGTGTTACTTTCTGGAAGATCCGATAAATTTATTTCTTCTAAGTTTACAGATACTGGAGTGACTGAATTACACTCTTTCTCTTGACACTTAAGTTCTAAATCAACGATCTCACCTACAGACTTAGCACGTAAAGCTAAGAATAATTTTTCAAAATCAAAAATAGTAAACTTACTAAAATCTACTGTATCATATATGCATCCTTCCATAACATCTCTCAATGTTCGAATAATCATACTTTGATCTTTCGATTCTAAAGCTACCATTAATAACTTTTCTTCCCCTACATTATAAGGTCTGTATTCAATTTCGGCTCCGGTCGACGGTAATATCGTCGTATAACGAGAGCCTTTCACTACTGGCAAAGCCATAATATTTTATCTCCTATAGTATACTATCAATTGCGCTTCTTATTGCTGAGCCTGTAGAACTTAATGGTCCTTCAGGTACAAATTTATTGTAAGCAAAAGTTACGCTCATTTCATTTACAGCATTTTCAGAGCTGTTATCTAAAGTTATCGATTCATAAGAAACTGGATAAGCTTTTTCTAACTTAACCCCATAAACCGGAATATTCTTCTGGTTTAATTGCTGGATTATCACGTCCACAGAATAATCATTTTTAAATCCTGCGACATATGATTCGGTATTAAATATGCCTGACTGCCATTGCTCAAGCATATTTCTCATATAATAATCATTTGTTAGATGGAATGTCATTGTTACATCCTCATCGATAAATGTATATGGGTATTTGTTTTGTTGTCTGTCGTGGTCATGTTCGAATGTAGAAAGTGTTCTTCCTGGTAATGTAACTGATTTACAAAGTATGGATATATCTCTTGGGTCGTTTAATAAATTACCAGCATTAAAGTTACCTGAAATAACTGACCCGATTATATTTTCTACATTTAGGTTTAACAAAGAAACTGCAGGTGGTGCAAATATAACATTGAATCTATTTGACGGAGCTAATCCACCTTTCTTTGCTATTGTCGATTTTAAATTATCTATATTCATTCTTAGCTCCTGGCTATTTTATTTGAATCAGCCCAAACTGCAGCTTTACCTTTCTTCTTAAATTGTTCTGTCGGTAAGAATATAGCTACTTCCCATTCAGACATAGGTACTCTAACTAATTTAGACTTAATATGTTCTGTTAAATAATGTTTAAAACAAGGTTTAAACTCTTTATATTTTTTACTGCTTGCTAACAATTTATATCTTGCTCTAATTCTACTTCTATCTGTAATCTTTTGTGGCGCTGTTTTCATTAATTCATCTAGGAAAGCTGCACGTATTGTTGGCTTTAGATAATGTAGATTTAATCCATAAAATCCACCCTTTGCAGGCTCAACCATTATAGTTAATGGAAACCTATCATAGTATGGTAGTTCGTCTTTATATTTTGGATCGTAAAAATACATGTACATATTACCGGCAATATTTCTTGCTGTTGGTTCTAAAGCATCATCTTTCAATAAAGATGTACGATTTACCTGTCCTAATTTTTTAACATTAGCAGCGAACCACTTTTTACTAGCATTGGTTCTAGCCGTGACACCTGCACGGAACGCTTGAGCTTGTAAAGTATCAAATAAACTTGCCATAGTACTATTTATGCTTTCCTGATAGTAGTTTGATACCTAAATTCTTTAAAGTATCTTCTGTCCATACTTGAAATTTCCACCCTTTCTTTTCAGCAAATTGGTTAGCTGCGTTCCATTTATCTGTATTTTTAATAAATGTTGTTACTTCCCTTAGATGTTTCTTTGTTTTTCTTTTTGCTTTAGGTGGAACTGTATCTTTTTTAGGTTTAATTTCTACAAGATATACATCACCATTCTTCATTTCTATTAATAAATCAACATAATATCTGTGTAATCTTCCATCAACCTGCCATTTATAAGGTATAACTACTTCTTCGCTATTCCAAAATTTGATATTTGGGTTATCTTCGCACCATCTAAATGCTTGTCTTTCCCATAAAGATCGATATACAACCTTATTAGAATCCCCTGCATATTTAGATTTGTTTTTAATTGTGTATTTGCCTTTGTAACTCATATAAATAAACCTATAATTAATAATTTTATACAGGTATTTATATGGCTTCAATATTAACTTTCCCAAGATCATTACGCGCAGATGCGGACAATAATATGCCACACATCGGTTTTTCTCTTACAGGTGAGCATAAACCAGATCCAACAGAGATAAGTAGAATCCATATGTTCATACCATCAAGCTTTGCTGTCAAAGACGGAGCTTCATATACCGGTGTAGATTTAGGAGCATTAACAGCTGCTAATACTGTATCAGCTAATTTAAAGTCAGGAAAAACAGCACTTGAGGGTATGGGAACTGCAGATGCTACAGTTATGAGTTTAAAAGCTATTGAAGGTATAACTGGTGATGCTGGTGGTCTAAGCGCAAAAGCAGCAATGCAACAAGGTGTAGCATTTAACCCACAAACAGCATTAGCATTCGAAGGCGTATCATTAAGAGAGTTTGAATTCACATTTAAAATGGTACCTGAATCAAAAGAAGAAGCAGAAGAATCTAGACGTATAGAAAACTTCTTTAGAAAATACCTATATCCTAAGAAGGAAGGTTTATTCTCTTTAAAGTATCCACCTAAATTTAAAATACAATTCTTTATTGGTGAAGAAGAAAACAAATACATGCCAATGATTCACGATTGTTATTTAACTGGTGTTGGAGCAACAATGAATCCAGAAGGTAATTCATTCTTTATAGATGGACAACCAACAGCAATAGAATTATCATTAAGCTTTTCAGAAACAAAACAACTTACAAGACACGACGTATATACAGAGAGTACTTCAGAATCGGATCCAAGTTATGATTATAGTAGACCAGGATCTTATCAAGCAGATTCTTCTGGTGGTAAATCTTCATAGAGGTAAATTATGGCATTTTTTAAACAGTTTCCTAAAGTACAATATGACTTCGAAAGAAATGGAGTTATAACAAATGTAGTTAACATATATCGAAGTGTAAGACCTTTACGAGATTTCATAGACAATTCTTCTGCATATACATTCTATGAAATTAAAAACGGGGAAAGACCTGATGTAACATCACAAAGGTTATATGACAATCCAAATTACTATTGGACATTCTTTATTGTAAATGATATATTACATGATGGTATGCGTGCATGGCCAATGAGTCAAGAAGACTTATTTGATTATATAGCTACAGAATATGAAGGATATGCTATTACAACTAATCCAAGTATTATTCGAAACACAGATGGTATTATAACTAAATTTGAAGATAGTTTAGCTGGATCAGTACCTAATGTTTCAGATGGAGCATTTACCTTAGGTGAAACCGTTAATGGTTCTATCTCTGGGTTTAGTGGTAAACTTACAAAAAAGAATGTTGACATGAATCAACTAATAATCCAGGAGGTAAATTCTAATGCACCACTTGGAGATCCAAATGCTATATCTGGAGGTACCGAGTTATTAGTTGGTGCTACATCTGGAGATTCCGTTGGTACATATCAAGCATTCAAATATGCGGAAGCTCCGCACCACTATTTTACAACTGGAGATAAAGAAAAAAGATATCAAACGAATGGTGAATTTATACAAGGTGGAGAAGCAGCTGGTACTTTATCTTTTCAAACAAACCGTTCATATGTAAATGAATTAAACGAGAAAAGATCCAGAATAAGAGTAGTTGACCCGCAATATATTGATAGATTTGCAGATGAGTTTGAGAGAATATTAAATGTCTAGTACAAGTAGTAGAGCTGTTGAAGGTGCTGACGGGATAGTATCCCCAGATTCCTATTTAATAGAACATGTAAAGTTCCACAATAATGCAGGTAATGTTGTTGATATAAAATCTTTTATTCAAAAGATAGAAATAATAGAAGATCTTAATCATCCTTTTATAGAAGGAGTAATCTTTATACAAGATGCTGCTAACTTTTATGAAGAACAAAAAATATGTGGCAATGAAAAGATAGAGATTAGAATAAAAAGAACCCCAATTGGTGGAACTAAAGAAACAATTTCTAAATTAGATATAACCGTATTTATTGCAGAGGTATTTAATTTTGTAAGATCTGGTCCAGGTAAACAATACTATAAATTTAGAATAGTATCAGAACAGTTATATAATAATCAGGCAAAAGTATTGCAAAGATCATTTCAAGGTTCAATAGGTAAGTTAGTTAAAGATATATGTACAAAAGATTTAAAAGTAAAGAAAGCTACATTTAACCTTGACACAAAAGATATTATTAAAGGTGTATATCCAACAATAAGACCAATACAAGCTATTAATTGGTTATTAAAAAATGCATATGATAATGGTACTCCATATTTCTTTTATGATACTATTCAAGATGGATTACAATTTAATTCCTTAGAAAATTTATATGCAGGAGATGCATACGAGGAATATGATTTTATACCATACTTCGACCATGACATTGGAACATCGGGTGCTTATGATGAACTAAGACAAAGAATAGAAGCTTTTGGAAGTGAATTAGGTATGGGTAAGTTAAATGATATTGGTGCGGGTGCGTACGCGGCCACGCTTCACTCTCTAGATATATCAAATAAGAAATACGAAAAAACTTTCTTTAATTACGATTCATCTAATCCTAAAAAAATAAATTCAAATAAACCATTTAGTGATGAACATAAGGTCTTAGATAGAAAGCTATCTGATTTAAGAGAAGGAAAGAATTATTTTATATCATTAAATACTAAAGCCTTTTCAGATCATTCTAATTATCATAACCCAGCTTATACTACTATATTAAAATCAGAATCGCATTTACACACAATGGGGTTTAATACACATTTAATTGCATTGAATGGAGACTTTGGATTACAGGTTGGTTCAAAGGTAAGTATGAAAACTGTAAAACCAACAACAGTAGAAGCTGCAGAACTACCTCCAGTGATGATTGATAAATATAATTCAAGTGATTACTTAGTTACAAGGGTAGTTCATACATTCGATGATTATTATAAAATGAAAGTAACAATCCAAAGAGATTCAAGTGAGGTAAGTGTTGATGCGTAATGATATGTTTATAGATGGAGCCTTTGCATGGTTCACAGGTGTGATCGAAGATAGAAAAGATCCTGAAGAAATGAATAGGTGTAGAGTCCGGTGTTTTGGATTCCATACAGATGATAAAGGAATATTACCAACAGAAGATCTTCCATGGGCAACAGTTATGATGCCAACAACAGCGAGTGGTACCTCAGGAATAGGTGATACCCCGCATGGGTTAATGGAAGGTTCATGGGTAGTTGGATTCTTTAGAGACGGACCGAGTGCTCAAGATCCTATTATTATGGGAAGTATAGCCTCTAAAAGTTCAGCAAGAGATACTAATTTAGGGTTTAGTTCTCGTTCTTTTCCTCGTGGTGAATATGTAGACCAGAGTGATGTTAATAGATCAGCAAGAAAAAGTACTTATAAAACTGGGGAATCATTTCAATCCAGAAAGCAAGGAACAACGGTTGACCCAGTAAAAACTGCAGTACCACCAAAGGTTTCAACAGTTGCTCCGGATCAAGCAGATAGCTATTATGCAGAAAGTACTTGGAACCAATTATCTGCTTTAAATGACCATGTTCCAGAATATCCATATAATAAAGTAAATGAAACAGAATCTGGACATGTATTTGAAATAGATGATACTCCAGGAAATTTAAGATTAAATAAACAACACGCATCTGGTTCATACGAAGAAATTTATAACGATGGAACAAGACAGGTAAAAATAATCGGTGATGATTATGAAGTTATTTTAAATAATAAAAATATTCACATAAAAGGTAATATGAATATGACTGTTGATGGTGATGTCCGTCAACTAGTATACGGTAATTATCATTTAGAAGTAGAAAAAGATTATACCATAAACGTGAAAGGAAGTAAACAAGTTAAGATTGGTGGTAATTACGAAACAGAGATACAAAGAAATAGAAGTACTAATATTGGTATTAATGATAACCTTACAGTATTAAATGATTTAAATTTAAATATAACAAACGATGCATTAACTACTATTGGAAATGATTATGTTATTAATACAACAAATAACTATTCTAATACAGCTTACAATAATATATCCTTATTTGCCGGTGGTAAATATTCTCAGAGTTCAGTAAGTGACTTTGCAGTTGCTTCAGGTGGCAATATGAAGTTTGGTACTACTGGAAACTTAACAGAAGATATAGATGGTACGCATACGCTTACGTGCGCTACTGCAGCGCTCGTGTACGATGCTGGTGAGATAACAGTTAATAATATAACACAAACACAACATACACACGTAGAGGTTCCTGGAACTGGCGGAGCAAGTTCTCCAAACCCAGCTACAGCTGAAACTCAACCACCTACTGACGGAACATAATTATGAGTTGTTCAGAAAATACATTACTAAAAGGCGTAAAGGATAAACAAAAAGAACTTGACACTCTTTTAGAACAGGGTAAAGATGGTTTAGCTTCTATGCAAAGCAAAGTAGATGAACTAAAAGCTGATCTTAGTTCTTTCGTTCCTGTCTTACCAGAAGTTCCTAGCTTACAAGGTGATTTATTAAAACTTGGTGATATAACATCTGCATCTGGATTAGCTACAAAGATTGCAGAACTAAAAGCAAGTATGGGATCAGCAGTTCCAGACTTAGATAGTTTAATAAGCGGATTAGGATTAGATTCTTTTCCTCCGAGTATTGATGCTTCATCTATATGTAGCACGATGCCAAACGTAGAAACAATTGATGGAGTTGCAACTGTAGTTCCAGCAGAATCTAAAGTCCCAGAAGAAGAACCAAAGAAACCAGAACCAAAACCAGTTATTGAACCAGATAAAGATGAATTAAATTTAAAAGTAATAAGACATGCAATAATGCTCGCAGATGGTCAGATTATGTCAAAGACAAATGCTCTAGAGGGTATCAATGCATATTTAAAAGACAGATATTATGAGTTAACCAAGAACGAGCTTTATATACAGCTTTCTGAGTTAGGTGGAAGTACATTTGATGATCTTAAGTGGAGACATTATGACTTTGCAAAACATCAAGAAGATAAAGCACATTTCTTAAACACGTATGTATATTTCGCATTTAGAACAGAAGGTCAAATATTAGAATTAAAATATACCCAAGCAAAAGAAGCACTTGGACCGGAATATTCTGATGCAGATGACCTAGCTACTGCAGCTAAATTATTAGTTGAACAAAGAAAAGAAAGAATCGCTTAATAACGTATAAATAGATATATGACAACACAAACATCACCTTTAATACAATCCGATTGGTCAATAACCACTGAAAAGAAGTCTAGTGTAGTTAGTAAAAATAAAGGTCATAGAGATTTAGATCTTTCTTTATTAATACATCCTATACGAAAAGACATTAACGTGTTAAAGGATGATAATGCGGTAAAGAATGCTGTTAAGAACTTATTAATAACAAATGCATTCGAAAGACCGTTTCAACCACAGCTTGGAGCTAATTTAAGAGGTTTATTATTTGAACCAGCAGATTCTATTACAAAAATAGCTATAAAAGAAAATGTAAAAAGAGTTCTAAGAGATTATGAGCCAAGGGTAAAGGTATTATCCATAGGGCTAAAAGATCTATCGGATCAAAATGCTTACAGGTTGACTGTTAAGTTTTTAATAAAAGAAAATGATACAGATGATACTGTAGAGATATTACTAAGAAGGTTAAGATAAAATGGCAACAAATTTAAAAGTCACAGAATTAGATTTCGATCAGATTAAAACAAATCTAAAGAATTTCTTAAAGACACAATCAGAGTTTAATGACTATGACTTTGATGGATCAGGCATGAGTGTATTACTAGATGTTCTAGCATATAATACACATTATAATGCAATGAATGCACACTTTAGTTTAAATGAAGCATTCTTAGATTCAGCACAAATAAGAGGTAACGTTGTTACCCGTGCTAAACTATTAGGTTATATTCCAAGATCTATATTATCTGCAAGAGCAACTGTAAATATAGTTGTTAATGTGGCAGAAGAAAGCAGTGTTCCTACAACCCTTACACTTTCAAGAGGAACAAAATTTAATACATTAGTTGGTGGAGAAGAATTCCAATTTGTTGTTTTAGATAATCACACAGCAACTATTTCAGATAATACATTTACATTTTCAAATATTTCTATAGCAGAAGGAACATTCAAAACTTTAAAATATAGAGTTGATAATGATATAGAGAATCAGAAATTCCAGATATCAGATAAAGACGCAGATACTTCTACTCTTAGAGTTCGTGTACAAGATAACGAAGAGAGTACAGCATTTGACATTTATACACAGTTCGAATCATTAAAGAATGTTAATTCAGAAACAAAGACATATTACTTACAAGAAAATTCTAATGAATTCTTTGAAATATATTTTGGTGATGGCGTAACAGGATATAAGCCTATTAATAATAACATTGTTACTTTAGATTATATATTCACAAACGGTAAAGATGCAAACAATGCTAATACATTTACTAAAGTAGATAACATTGGTGGATTTAGTAATATTGCGGTAACAACCGTATCAGCTGCAGCAGGTGGTGTTGATTCAGAAACAACAGAAAGTATTCGATTCAATGCACCATTAACATTTACATCGCAAAACAGAGCGGTTACATCTGATGACTATTCTGCTATTATTAAAAAATCATTTACAAATATAGATTCTATATCAACTTGGGGTGGTGAAGATAACGATCCACCTGATTATGGTAAGGCTTATATAGCTATTAAACCTCTTACATCTACTGTATTAACTGATACAGAGAAATCAGAAATTAAAGATACAATTTTAAAAGGTAAGAACGTAGTTAGTATTACTCCAGAAATTTTAGATCCTAATTTTACTTATTTAGAGTTAGATGTATTCTTTAAATATAATCCAAACCTTACAGATAGATCTAGTTCAGATTTACAGTCTGTTGTAAGAGATACAATCAGTGATTATAATTTTAATAACTTAAACAAATTCGATGGTGTATTCAGACATTCACAATTATTAAAAAGTATTGATAATGCAGATCCTTCGATTCAGAATAGTACAGTAAGACCTCGTATGTTCCAAAACGTAGCGGCAACTACAAATCAATCTACAAATAATTTCAATTTAACTTTTACTTCACCATTTTATCAGTCAGGAGATTCTACAAAACACATATTATCTTCTACTGCATTTAAAATTTCAGGTGATACAGAAGATCATTTCTTTGGAGATGTACCTATTTCAGGTTCAACAAAAAGAACAGTTATAGTTTATAAAGTCGTATCCGGTGCTAACGTAACAGTAATTCCATCAGCAGGTGAAATAGATGTTGATAAAGGAACTATTACTTTAAATAGTTTTGCACCATCTACTAATACAACTATTCGAATATCGGTGGTACCTAATTCATTAGACTTAGCACCTAAAAGAGATCAATTACTTTCAATCGACCAACAAAGGGTAACAATTACACCTGAAGTTGATACAATATCAGTAAGTGGATCAGCTGGTTCAATCACATATACAACTACACCAAGACTTAAATAATGCCATCACACGATTCAGAATATAGCTCTCCGGGATACGTAGAAACCGTAGCGTCTTCTAAGAAGAAAACAAAAGAGCATATTAACTTTAAGCAATTAGTTCCACAACATATATTGGAAAATGCTTCTAAGCTTGAAGCTTTAATGAAATCATATTATACGTTTATGAATTTAGAGGAGTTTATATATTCTCAAACTAAAACATTTACAGACGTTGTATTAGATGATAAAGCAGTATTTAGAATATCAGATCCAAAGAACGAGAATGACGAATTCTTTACAGACGAAACAGGCGCTGAATCTACATTAATTATCACTGATACAGATGGGACCAAAACAACTATTAGCTTAGACGCGATTAACGTAGCTATAACCAATGGTAATGACTTACCTGGAACATTAGCTAACGAAGTATCAGAGATAGGTAAAACATATACCGTAACAGGTTTAACTTCTCATAATTCTAAAACAGCAACATTAACTACAGTGGTTAAAAACTGGGTTGGTCCAGGACCTTCGAATGTTATGAATACAATTGAAGAAGCTATGGATATAGATGGTAATGCTGCTAATTATTTAGAATTTATGCAGAAAGAAATAGCAGCTGCTATTCCTAGAGACGTAACAGTTAACAAAAGAAATCTATATAAAAATATAATTGACTTTTATAAAGTAAGAGGTTCAAGTGATAGTATAGAAATATTCTTTAGATTATTATTTAATGAAGTGGTAGAAGTAGAAAGACCTTACGACAAAACACTTATACCTTCATCTGGTGTTTGGGACCAAGGGTCAGAAGCTTTCTTATCAAATAAAGGATTCCTATCAGATAGTATTAAAATACAAGATAGTTTAAGATATCAAAAATTTAGTTACTTAATTAAAACTGGTAAAAACGTTTCTGATTGGGCTGATGCTTTTACAAGATTAGTTCACCCAGCTGGATTTAAATTCTTTGGAGAGATTTTACTACTATTAAATTTTGTTAATGTTGGAACAGTAAACAACAAAAAGATGTTAAGTACTTTGGCCAGATTATTTTCTGCAATGCCAGGAGTACAACCAGGAGTAATTGGTGTTGAAGATGTTCCATTATTAGTAGAAATGTTTGCTTCGGCATTTACACCACAAGTCACAGCAGATATACACCAAAGTGCTACACTTTCTACCTCATTAAAGAATGGGGTTATAACTGCTTCAAGTATTACAGAACCTGGAAGTGGATACATAGCAAATCCAGCAATTACATTCTCAGATGGAGCTAGTGGAAAAACAAATCCTGCAGGTGCTGTAGTTAGTACAGATGGATTTGGATCTATAAATGCTATTAATCTTGGAGATGGGGGAAGAGATTTCCAAGCACCAACTGCAACAATCGCTGCACCAGAACTACATATATTTGACGGATCAAGTTCATCTATAGTGAGTACATCAGCTAATACTATAACATTAACTGCTCCACAAGCAGCAGTATTCCAGGTAAACGATCAACTAACATATACAACCGATGGAACAGCAATAGCAGGTTTAACAGCTGGAACAACTTATTTTGTTAAAACCAAAGCTGGTAATGCTATAACCTTATCTGCTACAGTAGGTGGATCAGTTATTAGTTTAACAGGATTAGGTGTAGGAGCAGTACATAAATTCCAGGGTATAACAGCTACAGCAACATTTACAAAAACAGATGGAATGGTTGATACAGTATCAATATCAGAACCTGGATTTGGATATTCATCTGCCCCAAGTATAACAATTAATGGTACTGGTAGTAATATGAATAATCCAACTGTTTCTCTTACTATTGATTCTAAGGGAAGAGTCGATGGTGTAACAATTTCAGATAGAGGCTCAGGTTTTTCTACTATATTCTTAACACCTTCAGGCAATTCAAACGTAGGTAAAATAGCGACTATAAATATAATTGAAAGTGAACCTAAGAATTATAGAGTAGCTCCTACACTTATAATAGATGCACCAACAGCAAAAGATTCTGAAGGTAATTTATTAGGTACAAACGTACAAGCAGTTGCAACATTAACTTTAGATGGTAATAAAAACATAAGTGGATTCACTCTTCCACAGGCTGGACAAGGTTATGTTAATGAGCCACAAATTAGATTAGGAAGTCAAGTTCATAATGAACTTCGTGCAAAAGATTTAACAAATATATTAATATTATACTTAAATCATAAAGATGACCGAAGTGAAACACTTGATGAAACGAATCCATTCGAGCTTAAAGCCCCGTTTGATACAACGGCAAGGTTATACGATCAGAATGGTAAATTAGAACATTTTGGATCCACACAAATACAAAACATGGGTTCAACTAGTATAAATAGATATAACGTGAACAGTTTTGTTCATATAGATTAGAGGAAACGAAAAATGACAGCAATAGTCACATCAAAATTCAGAACAGTTAATGCTGAGAATTTTAAAGAAGATATAGGAGCAAATAGTGTATATGTAGCTATTGGTAAACCAGATGTATGGTCTTTAACAACATCAGATACAACTGATACAACACCATTTACCCCAAACGATCATATAGATGATGTAGGAGAAGCAAGAGCACAGTTTATGGCTATGCAAAAAATATCATCTACTGATGTTACCCACATCATTCCAAGACATACTTGGACTACTGGAACAGTTTATTACGCTTGGGATAGTAACGATGGAGCAATCTTTGATAAAGCATTCTATGTAATTACATCAGAATTTAAAGTTTATAAGTGTATTATTGCACCAGCAACTGCTTCTACTGTTCAACCAACTCAAACATTAACTGCTCCAACAGCAGAATCAGATGGTTATACATGGAAATATATGTATACATTAACAGTTGCAGATTCAGAGAAATTTCTTACTACTTCTTACATGCCAGTCAAGACCGTTTCCCTTGGTGGCCAAGGAACAGTAGCAGGGGCAGTTTCTTCTAGCACAACAGTTATTCTATCAGAAATTAATTCTAAAATACATACTGGAATGACAGTATCAGGTACAGGAATCTCCGGATCACCAACAGTTTCGGCTATTGCAGGTTCTAAGCTTACTCTTTCAGCAGCACAAAGTATTTCAGATGCTGTTATATTAACCTTTGCATATGCTTCAGATTCAGCAGCAGAAGCAGCTTTATCAGAAGGAGATTATGCACAATACTTAAACCAAAAAGCTTCAAGAGACGTTGCAAGAGCAGGTGGAATAGAAAGAATCGAAGTTAGTGCAGGTGGTGGAGATTATTCTGCTAAACCTACAGTGACTATTACTGGTAATGGTACAGGTGCTTCAGTCGGAGCAAGTAATATTACAATGAGTGGTTCTGGTTCAACACAAAGTGTATCTAGTATTACTCTTGCTAACAAAGGAGATGATTATACTTTTGCAGATATAAGTTTCTCTACAGGTTCAGCGGTAGCTAATGCTACAATCTCACCAGTAAATGGTCATGGTGTAGACCCAGTATCAGAACTAGGTGGATTCTTCGTAGGAGTGAATACACAATTATCTGGTTCAGGTGGAGCAGGCGCAGACTTAACAACTGGAAATGATTTCAGACAAATCTCTTTAATTAAAAACCCAACTAATGCTGGTGGTACTACTATTTCTACTGCATCAACACTTCAAGCTATGGACTATTTAGATTTTGCAGCTTCTGCAGCTTCTTTTACTGTTGATGAATTAATAGTTGGAGGAACATCTGGTGCACAAGCTTATGTAGTTAGAATAGATGGAACTAAAATTTATTACACACAAAATAGTAAAACAGGATATGGGGTTTTCCAAAATAGTGAAACCGTAACTGGACAAACAAGTAGCACGGCGGTTGCAACAAAGAGTTCAAACGCAGTCGTATCCGGTGAGGTTAATAGAGGATCCGGAGAAATGCTATTCTTAGAGAATAGAAACCCAATCAATAGATCAACCACACAGATTGAAGATATAAAAGTTATAATTGAATTCTAATTATAAATATTAGAAATAGGTAAAAAATATGGCAACAAGCAAAGTTAGAAACTATAACATCCAACCGTACTATGATGATTTCGACGAAACTAAAAATTATCATAGGGTATTATTCCGTCCTGGATATGCGGTACAAGCCAGAGAGCTTACCCAATTACAAACTGCTTTACAAGCACAAATAGATCGATACGGCCAATACGCATTTAAAGATGGTTCAAGAGTATTAGGCGGTAAGGTTAGTATTAATGTAGAATATGATTTTATTAAATTAAAATCTTCTTTCACACACAGTGTTGGTGGTAGTTTAAATAGTGATGATTATCTTTCTGATCTTTTAGGGTCAACAATCACAGGATATGGTAATACTGGTAACCAAGTCACGGCTAAGGTTATTGGCTTTGCAACAAAAACAGATGCATCAAACCCAAATACATTATACATTAAATATGAAAATGCAGGTGGTGCAACAGGAAGTAGAACAGTACAAACCTTTGCAGCTGATGAGGAAATAGTTTCCAATTCGTCAACTGTTTCAGGTACAGTTAGATATGGTGAGCTAGTTGCTTCATCTGATACACCTACAGGAAAAGGTTCAATTGTGAATATTGAACAAGGTGTTTACTTTATAGCTGGTACTTTTGTTTATGTAGAAGCAGGATCTTTAATATTAGATAAGTATACAAATACTCCAAGTTATATTATTGGTTTATCAGTCACAGAAAATTTAGTATCTTCAGACACATCAGGACATTCAGCATTAGTAGATAATGCTACTGGAACACCAAACTTTGCAGCACCAGGCGCAAACAGATATCAAATCTCAACTACTTTAATAAAAGAACCATTAGCAATTGCGTCTAGGTCAACAGCAGATTATATCCCATTAGTTACAGTTGAATTAGGAAAAGTACAATTTGATAAGACAGATAAAAATAATGATGCTGCTTTAGGAAGAAGGTTAGCAAGAAGAACATTCGAAGAATCAGGAAACTACACAGTATCACCATACGAATTAAATATTAGAGAATACTTAGATACTGGATCTAACTTTGGATATAAAACAAATACACAAATCGTAGCAGATGGAGATGCAGGAAGTAATTCAGCTGGTACAACATTCGGACAAGCAAGATTAGCAGTTGGTGTAGAACCATCAGTAGCTTATGTAAAAGGTTTCAGAAACGAAAACCTTGCAACAAAATATGTTAAAGTAGAAAAGCCAAGAGGCGCAGACGCAACAAATACAGTTAACAATGCTACAACTCAAATTAGATTAGGTAACTATGTTAGATTAAAATTAGATACAGTTGCTGGTCTTCCAGACATTAATAACTTTGGAGAAATGTTCTTAAAGAATCAAGCTGGAACTAATATCGGTACAGCACGTGCAAGAGGTATGGAAATAGTTGGAGCTGGATCTACAGGTTATGCAGCATTATATCTTTTTGATATAGCAATGACAGGTGGAAATACTTTTAACTCAACAAGATCAGTATCTCAAGCAGATTCACCTCTAGCATTTACAGCAGATTTAATTAACAAAGCAGGTTCAGTCGGTCCATCACCACAGCCAGGAGCTAATTCAGATGCATTATTATTTGATTCTGGTCTTAGTTCATTGGTATATAAATTACCATTTGATGCTATAAAACAATTACCAAATAATGATACTATCTTTAGAACAAAACAAGGATTTAAAGTTACTTCAGATGGATCAGGAAATGTTACATTTACAGTTACATCACCAAATGCATTTGTAGATAATACAAACAATATTATAGCTGCTAACGGTGCTTCATTTATGAAATTAGATGGATCTGGTTCTTATACATATTCAGCTCAAGGTAACCAATCATTAACAGTTCAAGGTGTTCCAGCTTCTACATCTATAGAATTAATTGCAACAGTACAAAGAAATGAAGCTGCTATTACTAAGACAAGAGTAAATGATGCTACAGTATCTAATACAGTAGGTTCAGGAGAAATAGGATTAGCTAAAGCAGATATTATTCGAATAGTAGATATTAAAGATGGAAACAATGTTGATGTCACAGAAAGATTTACATTAGATAACGGACAAAGAGATAACTACTATGGAATTGGTAAAGTAGTTCTTAAACCTGGATTCCCGACCCCAACTGGAACATGTGTAGTTAAATTTGATTACTATACACACGGTTCAGGAAAATATTTCTCAGTAGATTCTTATCCATCAGCTGATTATGATACAATTGGAACATTCACAGGAGTAAATGGGGAATTACAACTTAGAGATTGTTTAGATTTTAGACCAAGATTAGATAATAATGGTTCAAACTTTACATCTACTGGATCTAATTTAACTTCTGCCCCACATCCAAACCACACATCAACTTCTGATATAACTTATTATATGAAACGTATTGATAAATTATACGTAAATAGATCAGGTGAATTCTTAGTTGAAAAAGGGGTTCCAGGAGATATTCCTTCTGCACCAGAAACACCAGATGATTCAATGGCAATTTATGATTTACATCTAGAGCCATATGTATTTTCTTTAAGCGATATTAAACCTAAGATGCTTGATAACAAACGTTATACAATGAGAGATATAGGTGGTTTAGATAAAAGAATTAAAAACTTAGAATATTATGTTTCATTATCTTTATTAGAACAAAGTGCATCAGATGCTCATATAGTAGATTCAGCTGGATTAAGTAGATTTAAAAATGGATTCTTAGTTGATCCATTCCGTGGACACAGTGTTGGTGATACAGTTAATAATGATTACCAGGTGTCAATTGATAAAAATAATGGATTACTTAGACCTAAGTTTGATGAAAGAAGTGTTAACCTAATTAGAAAATCTGGTGATTCAGGTTCAGTAGTAGTTAGCTCATCTTTAGCTCATTTACCGATAGCTTCAAATACAACTATTATAGATCAACCATACGCAAGTTCCTTTATAAATGTTAACCCATATAATGTATTCTCGTGGGATGGCGTAGTTAGACTTTCTCCAGATTCAGATGAATGGAAAGAAGTTGATCAAAGACCATCTGTTCTTATTGATGATACATCTCAATATGATCAGTTTATTAAAATGGCTGATGAGCAAGGTATATTAGGTACAGTTTGGAACGAATGGGAAACAAACTGGTCAGGACAAGACGTACAAGAAACATTCCAAAGAGAACGTATTCCTGGTGGTGGACCAAACGGTGAAAACATTAAAGAGACTACAACAACCACAACCACTACAACTTCTAATCAGGCAAGATCTGGTATAAGAAGAGATGTTAGTTTTGATACAGTAAGAAGAGAATCAGGTGAAAGAGTGGTAGAGATTAACTTTATACCTTTCATGAGATCAAGAGAGATATTCTTTACAGCTTCAATGTTAAAACCACTTACTAAACATTTTGTCTTCTTTGATGGAGCGGATGTTACTGCATATGCAAAAGAAAAAGCTTTTGTTGAATTTGCTACAAGATCAAATATCGTAGACCATAAAGATGTAACATCTCACCCAGATTCAGGATCAGGTACATTAGAAACAGATGCAAGTGGTAACTTAGCTGGTTCAATCATTATACCAAACAACTCAGCGTTAAGATTTAAAACAGGTTCAAGAGAATTTAGAATAACAGATTCTGCTACTAATACAATTTCAGCAGGAACATCTTCTGCAGAAACACAATATCAAGCAAGAGGATTATTAGAATCTAAACAATCAACTATTACATCAACTAAAGTTCCTCAGTTATCAACTCAGGAATTAAATGATGCTAGAACAATCGTAGAAACAGACGTTTCAGAAAAAGTAGAATGGGTTGATCCGATAGCAGAATCAATTCTAATTACAGAAGAAGGTGGAACATTTACAACAAGTGTAGATATATTCTTCCAGAGTAAAAATGCTGAAAACATTCCAGTTAGATTAACAATCAGAGAAATGGAAAATGGTTCACCAACACAAAGAATTGTACCAGGAGCAGATAAAGTATTAGCACCGGGTTCAGTTAATATATCAGCAACAGCGGCTTCAGCAACAAACTTTGCATTCGATCATCCAGTATATTTAGAACAAGACCACGAATATGCCATCGTACTTACTTCACAATGTGATGATTATAATGTTTGGATTGCAGAAATGGGTAAATTTGATGTAACAAATACTACATTCAGAATTACTAAGCAGCCTTATAACGGAGTATTCTTTACTTCTGCTAATGCTTCTACTTGGACTCCAGAACAATCTAAAGATCTTAAGTTTAAATTAAACTCAGCAGTCTTTAGTACTTCAGGTGAAATGACATTAGTAAATGATGTATTACCAGTTAGAAAACTTCCAGGTAATCCATTTACAACTACACAAAACTCTGGGGTTATTACAGTGAATCATCCAAACCATGGTTTACCTAATAATAGTTCTAAAATCACATTTGCAGGAGCTACAACATTTAATGGAATAGATGCTGCTAATATAAATGGACAAAGAACGGTGACAGTTGTAGATATGGATTCATATACATTTACAGCTGGTGGTTCAGACGTATCAACAAACAGTGCTGCAGGTATTGGTTCAGGTGGTGGAACATCAGTAACATCTACTGAAAATAGACACATGGATGTTATGAATAACTATCTTCAGAATTTAACTTTACCAAATACACAGCTAAGATTCTTTGCTACAACTTATTCTGGTAAATCTATATCTGGATCAGAAACCCCATATCAAGCACAAACTGAATTCGAAATATTACCAGGAAGAAACGTTATATTTGCAGCACCAAGATTAATAGCTAATGCTGATAACGAATCATTACAAAGTAATAATAAAGGTTATTCATTAAGATGTGCATTTAGTACAAGTAGCACTAACGTATCACCAATAGTAGATTTAAATAGATCTTCTGTAGTTACTGTTCAAAATAGAATCAACAACGGTTCTGCTTCAGAAACTGCAGCAACAGGTGGAAATAACTTTGCTAGATATATTACTAAAACAGTAGAATTAGCAGATGATGCAGATGTTATAACAGTCTTTATGGATGTTAATAGACCAGCAGCTGCTAACATAGATTTATACTTTAGAGTATTAACATCAGGTTCTCAAGCAGATATGAATGATACAACCTTTACTTTAGCAACACCAACTGCATCCATTGGAATTAATGATAACCCATCTGTATTTGAAGAAGTACAATATGACATAGATCCTTTAGGAGCTAATGTAAGCTTTGGTTCAATGCAATTTAAGATTGTATTAAGATCTACAAATACTTCTACTGTACCAACAATAAAAGACTTTAGGGCTATAGCAGCAACATAGGATAAATTATGCCAAGAAAGAAAAAAGTTCAAGACAATCCAGATTTAGTTAAAGATACTACTTCTCAAGCAGTTATAAATACTAATACATCTGCTCTATTAAATCGAAGAGCTCAAATTAGTGCTATGAAATCTAAAGATGAAGAACTTACACAGATTAAAAATGATATTAAAGAATTACAAGCTTTAGTTAAAAAATTAGGTAAAGAATAATGGCGGAAAATAACGAAACCAGAATATTTAAATCAAGTTCCATAGAGGAATTAAGACAAAAGTCTAACGAGATTTCTTTTGGGTTGGGAGATAAGAAACTACTAGATTCAGATATAGCTGATAAGATTTTTACACATACAGCTTCAGCTGGTGATTATTTAGTTTCTCCTACAAGTACAAGATTTGAATATAAACCTGACGAGACAATTGATAATACTGGTGGTTATATTCTTTTAACTGGAAGTCCAACAGTTGGATCAGGATTTGCAGCAGGCGCAGCAATTACACAGAGTGGAGGATATTCTGCTACTATCGTAAGTGCTTCTACTACTAAAATTCTTGTAAAGAACTCCAGTGGAACATTTAGTTCTAGTTCTACATTAACAGCAGGTTCACACACTATTGCAGGATCAGCTATCAGAGGATTAGTTGGAGAGTCATATAAGAAAGCAGAAGTTAGAGTTAAAGTTGGTTCAACAGAATATACACAAGACGTTACATCTACTACTGGATTCCACGTACCAAATCATGCTGGATCAGTTACACTTACTGGAGGCCCAGATGTATCAGATTTTGAAGAAGGCGCAGTTGCATATCAAGGCACAAACTTAGCTAGTGCTACTTTCTCGGGAACAATTTTAGATTGTTCAGCAACATTACTTAGATTAAAAACTACAACTGGTTCATTTAATGCTTCGACACAGATTAAAGTTGATGGCGGAACAGATACTATTGCGGGTTCTGAACACGGGGATATAACAAATGAAGATCAAACATTTGGAAGATTAATAGAATTTAATACCCCATTAGCTGCAAACGATGCAGTACAAATTATATCTACAAACTTAGTTGATGCTATTAACGAAGTACAAGATGATATTGGTACAATCGGTTCATTAGCTTCTGGTATATCAAATAGAACAGACTTAGTAAATGCTACAAACTCTTTAAAAACAGAAATTGGTACAGCTTCTCTAGATACATCAGCAACTTCATTAAGAGGTGCAGTTAATGAACTACACACAGAAATAGTTTCTAATGATACAGACATAGCTACAATTAATACCAAACTTGGTACAATTACAGCAGGAGCATTTGGAACTACAGCATCGACAGTAAGTACTGCAATCGCAGAATTACATACTGACGTAGATGCTAGATTGATGCTAACAAAAGGCACAACACAAACCATTAATGGTAATATTAATTTTAGTAATGCTAAAACATTTTCATTCCCATCAGGTTCTACTTTAGATATAAGACAAGGTTCTTTATTGGTTGGATCCGGTGGTGGTGAATTAACATTTGATACAGCATTCTTAACACTTACAGCCAACGATAGCTCAGCAGCTGTTAACCAATTTGGTCTAGAAGGTCGAAGAGTTGGTTCAGGTAAAGATGTAAGAATACAATTTAATGAAACTCAAGTCACTGGAAACAAAGAAGCAAGAGCATGGCAGCTACAAGGATTAGATGATTCTAATGCTTCAAACACTGCAGATATAGTTACATTCTATAATGCTAAAGAATTAGTTTCAAATAATACTGAAACAGGTATTGATGTAACATGGGATGCAACAGCTCAAAACTTTGACTTTGCTTTATCAGCAGATCCAACTATTACATTAGCTGGAGATTTAGGTGGAACAGCAACATTAACTAATTTAACAGATGCTACATTAACAGCAACTATTCAAGCTGGTTCAGTAGAAAATAGCATGTTAGCAGGTTCTATATCTAATGATAAACTAGCTGGTAGTATTGCTAATGCTAAATTAGCTAATTCAAGTATTACAGTTAGCGATGGTTCAAACACAAGTCCGGTCGCATTAGGTGGAACATTAACATTTGCTGGTACTTCAGGTGAAGTAGATATAGTAGAAAATGCAGGAACAGTTACAGTTGGATTACCAAATAACGTAACAGTTGGTGGTAACTTAACAATTACTGGTAACTTAGATGTTAACGGAACACAAACAACTATTAATACATCTACATTAGAAATAGATGATACATTAGTATTAATGGGAGCTTCAAATACAGAACCAACTACAGGTGGTTTTGGTTTAGAAACAAGAAGCTTCTCGGGCGTAGGCACGCACTCGAACAATGCATCAAACGTAACTGGTTCACATTCTATTGTATATAACTTTGCAACAGATAGATGGGAAGCAGATGGTTCATTAATATTAAGTGAAGCTACTTTAGGAACACCAAGTGTAGCAGTTGATACTGGATCTAATATAGATCTAAGTTCATCTAGAAGGTTACACTTTACAGATGGTTCTGGTATTAATATAACTGGTGCTTTAAGTGGTAATGATATTGATATTAGTGTTATAAACACAGATAAAGGTTCATCACAGACATTCTATAAAACATTTAATACCGATTCAGGTAATATTGCAGCTAGTTCCAACAATGATACGGTTACAATAACAGCTGGAAATGATTTATCTACATCTGGATCTGGTGATACAATTACAATCCAACATGATAACTCAGGAGCAAGTGCTGGTAGTTATGGAGCACAACACACAGTTCCAGCTATTACAGTAGATGCTCGAGGTCATGTTACTTCTATATCTAATAGCAATGCAATCACTTTAGCTAGTCTTGGATATTCAGGTGCAACAGACGCAAATAACTATTCATTTAATATTGCAGGTGATAGTGGATCAGCCAACACTATATCTTCTGGAGAAACATTTGATATAGAAGGTAAAGGATCTACAGCAACAGGTGGAAATGGAGAAGCTGCAAGTGCTAATAACGTTGAAACCGTAGTTTCAAATAACAAAGTTACAATTAAGACTGTAGACACAAGATACAGTGTTGGTGATGGAGGATTATCACAAAAGAACTTTACAACTGCATTAAAGACCAAACTAGATGGTATATCAGCAAGTGCGAATAATTATGCATTCCTAGTTTCGGCAGAAGATACAGCTGGAACTGGTACTGTAAGCAATGGGCAAACATTAAGTTTTACAGATAGTGGTTCGGCTTCAGTAACAAGGGTCGGAAATACTATTAACATTAATGCTACAAATACAACATATTCAAGTTCAAGTTTTACTATTACTGCTCTATCTGGATTCCCTGGAGGAACTACTGGATTTTTAAGAGCAGACGGATCATTCCAAACACCAAATTATCCAACTGTACCAGGTGTTGGTGATAATGGATTAACACAAAAGAACTTTACAACCGCTTTATTTAATAAACTAAATGGTATAACTGCAGGTGCAACAGCAAATACAGGTACAGTTACAAATGTAACCACATCAAATGGTATAAGTGTATCAAGTGGAACAACAACTCCTGCTCTAAGTTTAAATGGAAGTTATTCTGGAACATGGGCAGTTTCGGGGGCAATTACAGCTACAGGAAACATTACAGCTTTCGT